ATTAAAGTAAGAAAGGAATAACATTATGTTAAGTAAGCAATGTAAATTACATTTAGAAGAAGTAGGCGAAACAGGTTTACAACATATGGCAACGGCACTGAAAACCGCAGTTAAACTACAATTATTAGTACCTGCACTAATCATTCACAGTGTTGCACCAAGATGCTTTACGCATACAGCTACTGATGTTATGAGTAAAATACTAAAGGACAGACATGCTGAGTAGTTGTCAAAATTGTGGACATGAAAGTCATTGTCATACCGCTTTATGGAAAGCAATAGACTTTAGAGAACCTGATAAAATAATTAAAGTGTGTTATTGTTGCAGATGTCAACATTGTGTAAAGGAGTTAGAACATGTGGGAAATGATTGAGAGAATGGCAAGCGATCGCTTGTGGATATATACGGCATTAGCTGGTTCGCTTTTTGGGCTAGCATTTTCCACATACTTCCAGAGTACAAGAATAGGTTTATGGTTGTATGCAAAGTTTGATTTAATCGTGGATTACTTGGTACACAGATGGGGATGGACTTGGTTACAACAACCAGAAGATGCTTGGCGTAAAAAGTATCCACATGTAACTAAAAAGATAGATCAGTTAGAAGCTAGATTAAAAAAACTTGAAGGTAAAAAGAAATGATTAAGAATCTTAAAGACTTAATTATAATGATGCTAGTAATAGGAGTATTATCATTATTAGGCGTAATCATTATTGGCGACTATTATGTTGCATTACAAGAAAATAGACCAGTAGATGAGAGTGTTATTACATTAATGAAAATGGCACTTACAGGATTAATAGGTATCATAGCAGGATATATTGGAAGTAAATAAACAGGAGCAATAAAAAGATGAGCGATTCGGACGATAAAGGTAAATTAGAAGTAAGTGTACGTATACTAGGAAATGAACTAGTAGCATTACGTATGGATGTAGACGACTTTAAAATGAAATGGTTAGCAATGGGTGTAGTTGCTATTGTAGCACTAGGTTGGGCTGCAGGCAGTTTTGGACCTGAGTTGATCGGAATGTTTGGCACTGAATAATGTTCTGGATGTCAGAAGAAAAACTGGCTTTAAAAGAACGTAAACGCCAGGAACGAGTACACAGATTAGGAAAAAAGTTACGCAATTGGTGTAATATAGACAACATTGTAGATGCGTCAGTAGACTTGTTCCTAATATTGTTTGACGTGCTTAGTTCGCCTATACTAATTGTAATGAGATTAGTACGTTATATAGTAGGTAAATATTTGTTAGGCGGAGTTAGAAACAAAATAAAAAAAATAGTACATTGGACAGAAGGCAAACACCCATTACTACAAATTTGGGTCTGGACAATGGTAATATGTGTAGTAGCATGTATTCTTACTCTAATGTGGTTGTTTGGAACAGCCTTTGGAGAATGGATAATGGAAGAATGGGGACATCAGGCCTTAAATTTAGATGAGTAAAGGAAAAAATTATGAGAAATTGGATTAAAGGAAGAATGAAAGAAAGAACATCATGGGACGGTGCAGTTTGTATTGCACTAGGTCTTATGATTTTATTCATGGCACCACTGGCAAAAATAGCAGCAGGTATTGCTATTGCATGGGGTGCTTACACAATTTGGAAAAGCGAATAAAACTCTTGACAATCGTATATAATCGTATATAATCAGAGGATAATCAACTAACATATTGGAGTAAATTAGTATGGCTAATTTTACAGATGCTGATGTTGCGAAACTAAAGCAACTTATCAATGAGGGCATTCAGGTAAAGAGCGAAATGGAAGCTCTGCGGGATGGCCTTAAAGACACTGTGGGTGCTATTGCAGAAGAAATGGACATCAAACCTGCAGTCTTAAACAAAGCAATTACTATTGCTTACAAAGCTGAATTCAGCAAAAAGCGTGATGAATTCGATGAACTAGAACACATTTTAGAAACGGTTGGTAGAACTCTTTGAATAAAATTGTAAGTTTCTGGCGCAGTAGCTATGAAACAGATCGAGTAGCATTTTATTATGAACTTGTGAGTTTCGTATTTACTGTGGGAGCCAGTCTAATTTTAGCATTTAATGCAGACAATCCCGACATGCGTTTAGTATATCCTGGATTTTTTATAGGTAGTGTAACTGCAATTATAGCATACAAAAGACGTATGCTTGCATGGCCATTGCTATTGACAACGTACTTTGCATGTGTTAATGTATTGGGATTCGGAAAGGCAATGAACTATTGGTAGATTATTACGCACTACACTGGAGTGATATATTTGGTAATATGGGAGTACTATTATTAGTAACCACTTACCTGCTATTACAAACAGATAAAATCGACGCAAAAGGCTTTTGGTATAGTTTTAATAATGCAATGGTTGCAATATTATTGTTTGTTAATCTATATTACAAACCTGTGCTTGCTAATATTACCCTTGAGATATTTTGGTTAGGTATTAGTATGTATGGACTTTATAAATGGCATAAGGCAAGAAAAGCATGAGTTATGTAGATGGTATCATAGATAGAGATCGTGACACTATTAATATTGTAGAACGCAAAGGCGGTAAACGTAAGTTCCTTACATATCCTGCTCGTTATGTGTTTTACTATCCTGATGCAAAGGGCAAATTTAAAAGTATTTGGAACGAGCCACTAAGCCGTGTTGTTGCTACAAACAACAAAACATTTCAACGTGAAAAGAAAATATACAGTCATAAGAAATTGTATGAAAGTGACATGAATCCTGTGTTTCGCTGTTTGGCTGAGAACTACAAGGATCAGGACTCTCCTGAACTAAACATTGCATTTTTTGATATTGAGGTTGACTTTAACAAGGACTTAGGCTTTGCTAATCCAAGTGATCCTTTTAATCCTATTACAAGTATTGCAGTACACTTAAACTGGCTTAATCGCACAGTTTGTTTGGCTATTGCTCCCAAAACATTAAACAAAGAGCAAGCGCAAGCAATAATTGATAAATTTCCAGATACATTACTTATGGATACTGAAGAAGATTTGCTGGGTACATTCCTAGACTTAATTGATGACTGTGATGTAATGACAGGTTGGAACAGTGAAGGCTTTGATATTCCTTACATTGTAAATCGTACTGCACGTATACTAGGCAAAGAACACACTAGACGTTTTTGTTTGTGGAATCAATATCCCAAGCGAAGAGAATACATGAGCTATGGTAAAACACAAGAAACGTTTGATACTGTAGGGCGTGTACACTTGGACATGTTACAATTGTATCGTAAGTATACATATCATGAAATGCACAGTTACAGTTTGGATGCCATTGGCGAGTATGAACTAGGCGAAACAAAGATTGATTATGAAGGTACACTGGATCAGTTGTACAACAATGACTTTGAGAAGTTTATTGGCTATAACAGACAAGACGTTGACTTGCTTGTAAAACTAGAAAAGAAACTACAGTTTATTGACTTAGCAAACGTACTTGCACATGAAAATACTGTGCTACTACAAACAACAATGGGTGCGGTTGCACAAACAGATCAAGCGATTATTAATGCGGCACATGCACGTGGTATGCAGGTTCCTGACAAACGCAGTCATGAAGGCAATACACAAGCGGCAGGTGCATATGTTGCAACGCCTGTAAAAGGTATGCACGAATGGATTTGTAGTATGGACTTGAACAGTCTGTATCCAAGTATTTTACGTGCTGGCAACATGAGTACAGAAACTATTGTAGGACAAGTAAGGCATGTGTTTACACGTGAGATGCTTGATGAATACAAGACTGTATCAGAAGCATGGGAAGGTAAGTTTGCTTGTCCTGAATATGAACTTGTTATGGACAAAGACAAGTCAACAAAACTATTCCTAGACTTTGAAGATGGAACAACACTAGAAGCAACTGGTGCAGAAATATATGAACTAATATTTTTAAGTGGACAGCCTTGGATCTTTAGTGCTAATGGTACTGTCTTCCGTCATGATGTTAAGGGTGTTATTCCTGGCTTACTAGAACAATGGTATGCAGAACGTAAAGTACTACAAAAGAATGCCAAAGAGCAACAAGGTGTAGACGCTGATAAGTTTGCATTTTGGGACAAACGGCAACTTGTTAAAAAGATTAACTTGAACAGTTTGTATGGTGCGTTACTTAATCCTGGCTGTAGGTTCTTTGATCAGCGACTAGGACAGAGTACTACATTAACTGGTAGATGTATTGCTAGACACATGAGCGCAGAAGTTAATCGTGTTATGGATGGTGATTATGATCACAAGGGCCGTAGTATTATATATGGCGATACTGACTCTGTATACTTTAGTGCATATCCAATATTACGTGAACAGATTGACAGTGGTGCTTTGGAATGGAATAGGGATAAAATTACTGAGTATTATGAAGCAGTATGTGAAGCGGCAAACGAAACGTTTCCTGGTTACATGAACAGAGCGCATAATTGCCCTAGTGAGTTTGGTAGTATTATTGCCGCCGCTAGAGAAATTGTTGGTGTTGCTGGTATTTACATTACTAAAAAACGCTATGCAATACTTGTGTATGATAACGAAGGTTATCGTGAAGATACTGATGGCAAGCCTGGTAAAATAAAAGCAATGGGCTTGGATCTTAAACGCAGTGACACTCCTAAGTTTATGCAAGAGTTTTTACATGAACTACTTGTTATGACACTGACAGGAGGACATGAAGCTGATGTTATTGAGAGAATTAAAGAGTTTCGTAAGCCATTTCGCGAAATGCCAAGTTGGGAAAAAGGCACACCTAAACGTGTTAATAACCTAACTAACCATACTAAAATCTTTGAAAAGACTGGAAAGTGTGGTGTAGGGCATGCAATGGCGGCAATTAATTACAATAGGCTACGCAAAATGAACAGTGATGCCTATAGTATGGAGATTACAGATGGTATGAAAACTATCGTTTGTAAACTAAAAGGTAACCCACTAAACATGACAAGTATTGGTATTCCTACAGATGAGAAGCGTATACCAGACTGGTTTAAGGATTTGCCTTTTGATGATGAGGCTATGGAACATGCCATTATTACTAAAAAGATTGAAAACCTTCTTAGTGTATTAAAATGGGATTTACAGAGTGCTCATGACAAGAACACATTTAGTGACTTGTTTGAATTTGGCTAGGGAAGTAATATGACTACAAACAATCCCGACAAGGTATTTAATCGCATTAAAGCCTTGTATTTAAAGAAGAAAGAGCTTGACATACGCATAGAAGTTTGTTATGCTGAAAGAGTTAATGATGAAATGATTAACGGCATGAAACAAAGCAAAGTCAAGCTAAACGACGAAATAGTAAAATATAAACGTATATATACGGAACTTACAGGAGAAGATTATGGTTAAAAAGATCAGATTGATTGATGATGAACCAGAAACACCATCATCAACAGATTCTTCCGGTCCTACAGGCGGCAATGAGTTAATCGAACTTGCAAAAAGCATGGATTGGAAGCTATGGGAAATTCTTCAACTAATGCAAAGAGTTGAAAAGAAATTAACTGTCACAGAAGAATCAGAAGAAAAAACTAATGCAAAAAGCAAAAAGTAAAATTTGGGTAACGTTTCGACGTGAAGGGGTACATATGTATCCAGCCGCATTGGACGACCCTAAATTAGCAACCGGCGAGTGGGACGATGTATCGTTCCTTGGTGTTCCACATCGTCATATTTTCCACTTTAAAGTAGAGATCGAAGTATTCCATGACGATAGGGATATAGAGTTTATTCAGTTTAAACGCTGGCTTGAACGTCTTTATGGTGAAGATGCAGTATTAAATCTTAACCACAAAAGCTGTGAGATGATTGCAGATGATCTTGCAGAACAAATTAATGCTCGTTATCCAGATCGTGATATGACGATCACAGTAAGTGAGGATGGCGAGAATGGCGCAACAATTCAATTCGAGGCGTAATAATACAATGGCACGTAATAGTTTTATTAATATTAATGACGTGAAATACGACCTTCTCAAGATTATAGAGCCCTGGGATGGCATCTTGGAAGAAGGAAAAAGTGATCCTGTATATCGTTTATTTGTAAGTTATCTTAACGATTTACGTAAATTTGGTAAAATTAAAGATTTTACTATTTCAACAACAGACCGCGATACTGCAATTACATTTGATGTAGCAGTAAAGTTTAGCATTGACCGCAGTCCTAAGAAACTAAAGATCCATGTGGGTACTTTTAAGTTTCCTTGGACATATGGCGGAAAATATGCTAATGCGGCTTAATACAGAAGCGGCCAAAAATGTCTATTTTTTGGCCGTTTTTCGTCATTTTTCTTGACAAAATCTAAATATAATCATATAATTAAATCAATAACTTATAGGAGAGTCTAATGAAAGACGTAATAGCAGATGTTGTGAAACACACAGCAGGGCTGGGCTTTATTGAGAATGTAAAAGTTACTGGCGACACTGATGAAACATTGCTTGATGCAATGGACAGTGAGCGTACAGTTATTCTTAAAGCAAAGCTACATAATGTACAGCCTGATTTTATGGGAGAGTTTGGACTAGGCAACTTGGGGTTCCTAAGTGGCGTAAGCAAACTTCCTAACTATGCAGGTGATGAAGCAACTGTAGAAGTTGTAAAACGTGAGCGTAATGGTGCTGAAGCACCTGATCATTTACTGTTTAAAGATCCATCAGGTAATACTGATAGATATCGCTTTATGAGTAAAGAAATTATTGATCAGACACTACAAACTGTAAAGTTTAAAGGTGCTGATTGGGACGTTACTTTTGAACCTACAAAGCAAAAGGTA